AACGTCCGCTGGCACCCGCCGTGCTGTAATCGCCGCTGGCACCCGCCGTACTGTAATCGCCGCTCGAACCAGCCGTACTGTAATTGCCGCTCGAACCAGCCGTACTGTAATTGCCGCTGGAAAAAGGCTCTTTGTTCTTTGCTCGATTAAAAACGGCGTTCACCGTAGCTTTTACCAGCCCGGCAAAATTCACCTCACCTTTCACTGTCAGCTCAGTGCAAGCCAGGTTGCTGTCCCCTTCGCTCTTATCCACTTCACCGCCGCACTCGACCTCAAAAAAGCGCGGGCTATCCTTCAGCGGGTAGTAGTGCAGCACGTCCAGCGGGTTCTCGCAGGCATGCATTCCGGCGTTGCCGCAGTCCGCTTTGTCCTCGTGGTAGGTCTTGCCCACCTCGTACTGCTTGCCCAGGCAGGTCATGTCTGCGTTCATGGCCTTGTAGGCGATGATCTTTTCACTCATGCTTATACCTCCTTAACAAACTTCCCGGCGGTGGTGGTGTTCCTCTGGGCAGCAGCTGCGGCAAACAAACTGGTCTGGCCGTTGGTCTGCTGGATCAGCATCACGGTGTTGGTGCTGGGCTTCCAGCGCTGGATATACTCCACGGCTTCATCGAAGCGCTTGCGGGGGATGTTGCCCACGCTGTTTACCCTGAACCAGTCCTGCACATCGTGGTTGCACTCGCTGTACACCTTGCTGCGCACGTGGTTGTCGATGTAGGCCGGGGTGTCCTCGCCGCCCAGCGCCCCAATGACGGCCCGGCTGATGGCCTTGCGCAGCACACGCTGCTGGTTGTAATCCACCGTCATGGTGTTCTCCAACGCGGTGAGCCGCTCTTCCTGCCGCTGGGTGCGGTTGTCCAGCATAAACAGCGCCTGCATCTCCTTGCTGAGCTTGGGCATCATGTAGCTGCCGGTCTTGCGCAGGGCGGGTAATACTTCGCTTGTCACCCAGCGCTTAAACCGCACCGCACCTTCCAGCTTGCTGCCAAAAATCAGGCTGTACACGCCGGATTCGTTGATGGTTGCAATCGGCTGTTTGCCACCGGGGGTGTCCATTTCGTTCACCCCTCTGTCCTGTTCATCAACATGATCACGAATCGCCTTCTGAGGGTTGCTGTACCCCAGCGCTGCGGCCACGTCCTTGCCCACGAACCAGGGTTCACCGTTCTGGTCTACCGTGCGAATGTCCCCGAACTCGGGGTTGTTGAAAATCTGAATGTTTGCCATGCGAACCTCCTTAAAAAACGCCTTTCAGTGAATGCACTGTAATTCCGAAGACCGATACTTCATGGCTTCCGTCACTGTAACGTGTAGTTTTTCCTCCCAAGCTACCGATTGTTAAGATTATGTGTCTATACCTCTTGCAAAAATCCATCCCAATATCGCTCGGGTATCCATCTTGTAGGCCTTCAGACCTGTGTTTTTGCATCATGCTCCAATAGCTATTCAAATCTAGAACGACGCTTTCAACGCACTCCTCTGGCGTTCGTTCTTCCCACTTACTCATCATCGTAGACCACGATCTCGTTCAGTGTGACCTTGAAATACTTTGCAAGTTTGAGCAGCTGCGAGATACTGGGTCCGTAAATCGAGCGCTCCCACTTTCCGATTGCGCCATTGCTCAGGCCTGCCGCCGCCTCCAGATCGGTGCGGCTCAATCCGTGCAACTTGCAAAACTGGTCGATTTTTGAAACATTCACTAGCAATTCTCCTTTCCGGGCTTGAAAATCACTAGAAAATATGCTACTATGTAGTTGCGAGGTACAAAGTGAATAAAATCTAGCGTCTGCCCGATATAATATTGTCAGGGGCTTTGGTTTTGCTTGCCCTGTGCTTAGTATTATACTAGCCAAGTGGCTATTTTGCAATAGTCAATTTGCAATTTAGTGAACATTTGGCTATTTTTACAAAATAGCGAGGTCTTTTTTATGCGAAATGTGGAGAGGGCTAAAAAAATCGCTACCGAAAAAGGAATCAATGTTTCTTTTGTATGCAGAGAGGTCGGAAAAAGCCGTGGCTATATTTCGCAAATGCTAGTAAGTGGGCGTGACTTCCCAGATGAAATGCTAGCGCCAGTAGCCAATGCGCTAGGTGTCACGGTCGAAGAGTTGACCGGTGAAGAGCAAAAAGAAAAGCCCAGCACCCCGGAGACGGTAAGCCTGAGTGGGCTGTCTCCTGAAGATGCTGAGCTTGTGCAAAAGATTCTGAACGCTTCGGAAGCGAAAAAGAACGCGATCCGGGAGCTGCTCTGAATCAGCCGTTTAGAATATCGAGGACTTTCTGACGAAATGCAGGGTCACTCTTAAGCTTTTCGATGATTCTTTTGATTTCGTCCTGGCTGAAAGATGTGTCCTGCATTTTGCTTTGTCCTCCTTATATAATTGTTATGTGTGAGGTGTTTCCCGTGATATGGAATGTTGGATTTCGGAAAAATATCACGCGGGTTATCAATGCGGTCTTCAAGAAAAAAGACGATCCTGAAGCCCAAGAGCCGTTGCGTTTTGTGCGCCCGAACGCTAAGTGGAGCAAATCACCAGAGCCCGTTGTTTTAATCGATCCTGACACCGGGGAAGAATTTGTGGATTTCCCGGAGGAAACTATACCAGAAAGAATACGGAAGGTTCTGGATTCTTTTTTGGTGATCGAGCAAACATCAGATATTGAAGTTTTGTTTTCAAGATATGATCTGATCCTTGATACGCTCGATGAACTCAAGAAGTATGAGAGGATGGGGTTCAAATTTGATTTTAGCCCTACTGAGCTTTACAACATGATAAAGTTTTCTCTCTCCGACCTTTTTGAGGTTGTTGTCGAAAATTCTTATATCAAGCAGCTGGAAAAACTCCTGACCTTGAAAACTCAAAAGGGAAAAGCAAACTCTATTCAAAAATGGAAAGATTCTTTTTCGGATGAACGAATCACAAATTCAATGATGGGTTGCGTGGTTTTGCGTTTCGACAAAATGCAGAATTTTATAAAATCAAAAGGCGAGGTATAAACATGGCAAATATCTGCCCCATTTGCGGCGGCAAGCTGGGCCTGCTAAACCGCGAGAAGAGCGCGGACGGCCCGATCTGCGCCGGCTGCAGCAACTTTTTCTTTTCAAAATTGGGCATCCGGGCAGCAAAGCAACCGACATCTGCCCTTGCGGACTACTGGGCTACACTGGAACAGCGTCGGAAGGTGTTCAAAGAAACCGATTCCATCTATGATGGTGACGCACTCTTTGTGTCGATTGACAAACCCAACCGGCTGTTTTGCATTGGACACCGCAGCGGCGATAAAGGCCCTCGCATGATCTACAGCTTTGATGAAGTCGCTGGGTATGAATCTGATGCTCCTGACGATCTGACGGTGACAGAGACAAAGGGCGGTATTGGCCGTGCCGTGATCGGTGCAGCCGTTGCCGGGCCTGTGGGTGCGATCGTGGGCGCCGCCACCGCTAAAACAGAGACCCGCAAGGGTCGCAGTAAAGAGAGCGTGTCTATCCGCTTTGCGCTTCCACTGGGCGAAAGTAGCTTGCCGACAATGGTTTACCCCGGCGGGATGACTGCGTTTCTCAAGAGCTGCAAAGCCAGCCAGGAGAAGCCGCAGGATCCCGCTCCGGTTGCCACAAGCGCCGCCGATGAGCTTTTGAAGTTTAAGCGGTTGCTGGATATGGGAGCTGTTACGGAGGCAGAGTACAACGCCAAGAAAGCTCAGCTATTGGGCTTGTAACTCATTCACAACCGCATTATACAACTGTTGATTGTAATACGTCAAGCGCGTTTAATCGCGCAAAAATGCGCGAAAAATTTAGCATTTGCGCTGAATCGCTGAATTTTACGCTGACTTTTTGCTAAATACGCGCGTTTTGCGCGAGCAACGTGCAAAATATGCACGTTGTTATTCGCCGTTGCAAGGTTGTTGCAATTTTTGCAACAGTTCAGCGGCAAGCTCCCCGCCGGGCGCGTCTGATGCGGCCTTGAGCTGCCGGATGTCCCCGGCCTTGCGGGTCACAAAAAGTCGAGCCCGGGCCTGTCCCTCGGGCGGCATATCCTCATAGCAGGCCAGCGCGGCGCGGATGTGGGTGCAAAACAGCTTCATCTTGTCCATCTTTAGTCCTCCCAAGGTTCAGGTGTTCGGGCCGTGCCGGTCAAAATGGTGGCAGGCATCCCGTCAATGATGGTCATTTCGTTTTCTTTGCCGTTTCTTTGCTCGAAATCCATTTTATTTCACCTCTGTTTTTGTTCAATTTGTCCAACTTGTTTTAGATTTTACCATTTTATGGGAAAACTTGAAGGACTTCCGCTCTGTCGAGTGGCATGGGTTTTTCCCATGTCACTTTTTGTTTTTATGGCATGGAAATTTGTGAGGTTATAATTGATGAGCTACTTTACTGCGGAAAAGCTTGGTGTCGCATTGGCGCGGGCCAGAGTCGCGGCAGGCTTGAGCCAAGTCGACATGGCCCGCCGGATTAACAAGGGAAAGGCTACGATCCAGAGCTGGGAGTGCGGGGCGTCCAGCCCACCAGCTGACAAGATAATGGACTGGTTCGAGGCTTGCGGGACTTCTCCGCTCCCCGCCATGCAAGAAATGCTGCACCCAGAACTTTATAAAGAGCCCGTACAGCGCAAATCAGACGAAGAGCTGGATGAGGCGCTTACAGAATACTTTCGCACAGCGCCGCGAATTGTAAAAGAGATGGTGCTGTTTATCCTTTTGGGCCGACATGGCAGCTATCCACCGGCGGTGTTTGCTGAGGTGTGCGCAAACCTGCATACTCCCTTGCAGAACAAGGTATCCGTCTGCGGCCAAATACTGGACAATTACGGGTTTGCCGTGGCTACAGGAACAGACCCGATCCCGTGGGAAGTCCAGCCTCCGGTGAGTCTGCTGCAGTCGGCATACCAGGCGGGAAAAGAGGCCGCGAAGAGCGGCGAGGCCGACTATACCGCAAAGCGAGGTGAAGAGCTTTGAAATGCATTCGCGCCTGCTGCCGTCGGGAAATACCGGATGATGCATCTTTTTGCCCATACTGCGGCAAGAAGCAGCCCGAAGCCGCCCCGCAGCAAAGAAAAAAGCGCCGCCGTCCAAAGGGCAGCGGCAGTGTATATAAGTTGAGCGGGACGAGGTCAAAACCGTATGTGGCCCTGACAGCCAAGCGAGACGTTCTGGGGACGTTTGCGACGCCGGGTGAAGCAGTACAAGCACTGGACGCTTACAACGCCCAGAACACCCCCGCAGCGCGTCTGAAATGCACTTTTGCGGATGCCTACGCCCAATGGAAAGCGCAGCCCAAATTTGACAAGCTCAGCACTGACATGAAAAAGGGTTATGAGCTGGCCTATGCAAAGGCTGCGCCGCTGTATGACCGACAGCTCCGGGACTTAAAAGCCGCAGACTATCAACAGGTGATTGACCAGATGGTGGAAAAGGGACTCTCCCGCAGCTCCTGCGAAAAGCAGCGCACACTTTTCAGCCAGATCTGCGAGTGGGCAATGGCTCAGGACATCATAAACAAAAACTATGCCATGCTCTTGCAGCTCCCGGCGGCTACAGGCAAGGCAGAGCGCACCTTGACCGCTCAAGAGATAGAGCAAATAAGCAGCCGACAAGACGACCCAAAGCTTGGGCAGACAGCGCAAATCGCAATGGTGCTGCTCTACACCGGTATGCGTATCGATGAGCTGCTCTCCATGCGCTGCGACGATGTGCATCTAAAAGAGCGGTATATGCAGGGCGGCGAAAAGACCGAGGCGGGCAAAAACCGCATTATCCCTATTTTGGACCCCATTTACAAAATCGTTGCCTTTTGGATGCTTGACAGCGGCTGTGAGTGGCTGATACCGTCCAAAGCCGGTACAAAACTGGACAAGCGCAACGTGGCTACAAGGTTTCGGGCTTTGATGCAGGAGTGCCACATAGAGGGGGTGCATCCGCATACCCTGCGCCACACGGCCAGCAGCAAGATGGTGGAGTGCGGCCTGGAAAAGACCGCCGTGCAGGCCATCTTGGGCCACAAAAATTTCTCCACCACGGCCAACAAGTACGTCTCCCACAATGACCCGGCTTATCTGTTGCAGGAAATGCGAAAGATGAAGTATTGATTTGTTAGATTGTTTGTTAGATTGTCACGTTCATTCAGGGGATTTTAAGGCATTTCAAGCAAAAAGGAAAACGCACGGACGATTTGTTTTCATCGTTCGTGCGTTTATTTTTGGAGCTGGTGACAGGAGTTGAACCTGCAACCGACTGATTACAAATCAGTTTTATTTTACAATTTATCGATAAAAATTCAAAGTTTGTTAGTCTTACGTTAGCTTATTAAACTTAAAAATTTAGCTTTTCAAGTTTTGGCCGCATGTAAAAATAACACATTTTGTGTCGTTTTACAATGCTGTTATCTTCCGCATGACCAACTCATACTCTTTCGGGTATGCAAGCTTTATGGCGCTCATGTGCTCATCGAGCACTTCCATCAAGCCGCCAAAGGGCGCGGCGCTGGCAGCTTCCACGAACTCGCTTTGCGGATTTGCTTTTGTGGAGTATGCCGCCGGGTACGACGCGGGAGGCAGCGCTTGAGTCTGCATTTCTGCCGGTGCCTGCTTTTCTTCCAGCTCATTTCTCACAGTGCAGAGGGCGGCAAGCTTTTCCACGCTCTGCCAGTCAGTGGATCCGCATTTCAGTTTGTGGATGTGGTCATTGATTTCGTCGATGTCCATACTTGCCGCCCTTCTCCCTTATGCGTTGCGCAGAATGTCTGCCGCGCGTTTGTAAGCGTCTCGCTCTGCACCGGTGGCGTCCTGCATCATGTCCTCGATGTCAGAGATCATGCGCTCACGACCATCCGTGCGGGAGTAGTGTCCGCGCACATAGTGACGGCCACGGTTGGCGTAGCTGTTGCCCCGGTTGTAACCGTTTCCAGCGTCGCGGTTGAAGGATCCACGCATGTCAGCTTCCCACTCGCCCGCACGGCTATACTCGCTGCCCTCGCAGTAGTCCTCGATGCGGTGGATGTCCAGAATGATGTCCACGATCTCGCCGATCATCTCAACATCGCCCGGGGATCGGTTCTTTTTGTCGGTCAGCTCCATGAGCTCGTCGCACATCTCATCCTTCAGGTGATTCAGTTTATCCAGCATGATTTTATCTCCTTTCTTACGCTACTCGTTCAACGATCAGATTGCTGTTGGCGATGCTGACAGCCTGGGTGCTGGTGTTTTTGAGCGCCACGGTCACGCAGCAGCCGCGCGGCACCTCGATGAAAGCGGCCACGAAAATGTTGAAGTAATTTTCGACTGCCGCCGGGGTGACAATGGCTGTCGCACTGGTCAGCGACTCACCGCCGACAGCCAGCGCCACAGAAATGGGTCCCACAGTGCCTCCGGTGGGAATGGCAATATTGCCGCCAAAGCTTACCTTGAAGCGCGCCTTGCATTGATTGGTCAGACCGCGCAGGGTCACGAGGCCGCTGCCCTCACGGTGCATGATGCAGACAGGGGCTTTCACCGCGGTCTCGGTCAGGGGAAGATTTTCACCCGCCGCCACGCTGACGGTGTTAGAGTTGCTAAATTCGGCCATTTTATCGGCTCCTTTCATCAAAAAACGCCGGGGCAGTAGTCCCGGCGTTTTGGTTTGCAAAATCAGCTCAGGGGCTGAACATTTTGATGTGGGCATTTCCGTTTTGGAAACAACCACTCAAAAAGCTGTCGTGATTTGGTTATGCGCAGTTGCCGCAGCCGCAACCGGTGCCGCAGTTACCGTACTGGTAAGGTGCAGGAACCGGGAATGCGGGCACGGGGCGCGGATTGTAGTAGGCCAGCTGACCGCTCATGTAGGCCTTGAGCGTTTCGTTCTGGGCTGCCTGAGATGCCGCAAGCTGTGCTGCAAACAGCTGCTGACCCTGCTCAGCGATCTTTGCGTCCTTTGCCTCGATGCGCTGTGCGGTCAGAGCGTCAAGGATGGCGCGGGCGTTCTGGTTCTGGTTGTCGATGATGTCCCGGGTGGTGTTCTGCACGGTGTTCCGGGTCTCGCAGGACTGGGTAGCCAGATTGTAGTTGACGCCCTGGATAGCAGACCGGGTCTCACAGCAGCAGTTCTGCTGCTGCATCTGCATTGCAGAGAGCTGCTGCATGAATGCCGCCTGCTGATTTGCACGGCTGATCTCGGCGGACATGAAGCCGTTACTCACGGTCTGCTGGACGCCGTTGATGAGCTGTGCCTGCTGGTAGAAGCCGTCACACATACCGTTGTTTACGCCATCGATCTTGCGTTCGATGTTGGCGAAGTCGCTGGTCAGGATGTAGCCATCCACGACGCCGGCGCCGGACGTCCCGGCACCAGCGCGATTGCCGCCCCAGTTACCGCCCCAGCCGCAGAAGATGAAAAGGAAGAGCACGATGATCCACCACGAACCATCGCCGCCAAAGCCAAAGCCGTTGCCGTTGTTGGTATTGGCGGGCTGCACCGGCATAGTCAAGCCGATGTTGTCAGAAGAAAGAGACATTTTGTACTCCTTTCGAAATTTTTGATAAAAAGTGTATCTCGACCGTGGCCACGGTTACGACTTAGTGAGGCAAAAGCTGCTGGAACTGCTGTGCCATAGCCTGAAGCTGATTCAGCTGCTCCTGCGACATCTTGCCTGATTGCAAGAGCTTCTGCACCTCTGCTTTGGGGTCGCCCTGAAAGTTGGCCTTGAACTGCTGAAACTGCTGCATCATCTGTCCGAACTGGCCCATAGGGCCGGACATGGCAGGCATACCGCCGCTCAGAACGTTAAAAAGAGGGTTCGCCATAATTACTTGACCTCCGTTTCGGTTTTTGTGGGCTCCTGCTTTTCCAGTGCTGCACAGCGGGCTGCCAGGGCGTCAAACTCTGCCCTGGTGACAAACTCCCCGCCGGGCTGCTGCGCCGTCTGAGGGGGCATTTTTGCCGCCGTGGTGCGTTCCTTATAGTCAAAGACGCGGAGAGGCAGCGGCATCCCGCTGGCGTCGGTGCTCTTGATGTAAAAAGCGCTGTTTTCGCTGTCCATCAGCAGTACGCTGTTGCCTGCGGCGACCATATAGGCTTTTGCGCCCTCTTCCCCCTGCACCCAGATGATAGAGGGCGTAGCCTGTGCCGTCTGTGCTGTCGGCTGCTGCATCATGGGAGACTGATAGCCCACTCCCTGCCTGAGTTGAGTGAGGTTGTCTGGCATTGGCTGGCCGTAGTATGTCGGCATCTGATACGCATACGGATTGTAAGGCATCGTTTACTCCTCCTTGTACCAGTAGTAGATCGGGCATTCTGCGCCGCTGTCCCAGCTGTCCCACCACTTGCCATCGATGACGGCCAGAACGTGGCCGGAGCAGCCCAGTACATACACGCCGCGCGGGTACTCCCGGGCAAAATCTGCCACGGTGTAACAGGTGGAGCAGTCGGCTTCCACCATGCGGCGCTTGTAACCCTGCTTTTGGAGGTATGCGCCCCATGTGCGGTTGGCGCTGGGCATATCGCCGAGGGCGTAACCAGTGAGCGCAAGGCTGATATAAGCTTGCTCCCAGCTCCTGCCGGTGGCCGCTGCTACCGCCCTCACGGCACAGTCTCCGACGCTGCTCCCGTGGGGGTTGGGGTTAAACTTGTGCCACATGGCGCTTCCCTCCCTTTGCGCTCAGTTTACCTTTTTAAGGAGAGCCAAGAGGCAACGAACGCATAACGAAGGACAAAAGCACTCGGTTGAACTCCGCTTAAACCTGATACAACTGATACAAAACGAACAAAAAAACAAGGCAAAGTCTGGTGACTTTGCCTGTATCACTTGTATTAGTTTTGTGGTATAATGATGGTGTCAAAAGGAAACACAGATGGAGGGACAAAAAATGAAATACTCTTGGAATACCGCCCGCGGCGCAAAAATCGAACTCGACATTGACAAAAAGGTCATTACCGAAAAAACTATCTCGAGCGACGGCAACGAGTTCTCCGTATTGTGCCACGAATGGCAGTACACCATCAATTCCCTGCTGGTGAATGGGAAGGAAATGAAGGCAGGCGCCTACAAGCAGCAGATCGGTCGTTGGCCGGAGAACGTGCGTTACGCATTCGGCGTGTATGTGATGGTCAATGGCAAAAAGCAGAAAGCATTCGTTGAGATCCCCGATGCGATTGAAAGCGAAATCTACGGCGAAGAGCGGGCTTACCAGAAGGCGAAAGTCGAAAAAGAACTTGCCGTTGCCGAGGAATACGAAAGCCATTACAACGCCGTGATGGACATGCTGAACAAGTGAATGTTAGGAGGACAAAATGGAAAACATCACCATCCAAAATCTGGGCAAGCTGTACCGTTTACTGGATAAAGCCTGCAACCCCGACCGCGTGAATCAGGCAGACCTTGACAACGCTACGAGGTTTCCCGTGCGTGGCGTGATGATGAAAATCACGCTGGCGCACAAGCTCCACAAGATGACCCCGGAGCTTGACAACGCCTGCGCTTACGTTCTGAAGGATGTAGACCTCGAGGACGTGGATAACAGCTTTGCGCTCAAAGCATTGCCGTTGCAGCAGCAGGGCATGTTCCAAATCGGATATATGTCACCCGATTATAAGACTCTCGGCGTATCTGCCGTAAAAATCAAGGCCGCTCGAGAAAACGCCGGGCTGACTATCCGGGCGCTGGCAGAAAAGACCGGGCTGTCCACTGCAACCATCCAATATGCGGAATCCGGGAAGGCTGTCCCGAGAGTAAACACCCTCGAAAAAATCGCAAATGTCTGCGGTGTTGCCATCGCCGACTTGCAAGGGTGAGTCGCAGAAAAAAGTGTGTGATATGCGGCAAGGCCTTTGAGGTCTATCCATCAGAGAAACTCATCCTGCGGGCTCTGCGGGAATATCTCAAATAAACAAAAACCCCCGGTGCTCCAAACGGAACACCGGGGGTTTTGTGCTGCCAAAACGGCGAAGTCTAAAATCAAGAGCGGAACCGCCCACAGGCAATGCCGCTCTCTACAAAGGCCGTAGCCTTTCAAATCATAAATCGTATGGCGTATAATGCAAAGACGCATATACCGATAAAACCACGCCTATAAATGCACTATGCCAAAACGGAATGACGGCTTTTAGAACGCTTGATGTCGCCCCCAAAAATAATCAGAGCGAACAAAACACGGGACAAAAAGCGATATATTTTATTTGCCATAATTCGTATAAAATCGTCTCCCGCATGGTACGCACTATAAGTAGGCGCGCGGGAGACTGGTCAGTTGTACAAATATCCGCCCTAATGCGCTTCTTCGAGAGGCCGGGCGGATTTGTTGATGTTATTATACCACAATCAATCCGTCACGACAAGAACCAGCGCAGGGCCGTTGACGCTGACCTCTGCGTCCTGATATGGCTCGACAATGGTCGTTTCCACGCCCTCGCGTTTGCGAAGCTCTGTAACAAGATTTGCGGTCGGAACATTTTCGAGGTTCACGGTGAGCTCCTTTCGTCTAGCTTTTCATCAATAACTTTCAGCCGGTATCCTATTGCCGTCCGGCTGTAATGTGTCTGCGCTGCAATGTCCGGCAGCGGGAGCCGCTCAACGTACCGCAGTAAGGCTATCTTACGGTCTACCCTCCCAAGCGGTGCGTTTTTGATGGCTGCGGTCATCTGCTGTCGGTTAAGTCCTTGCAGCGCAGCGGGCAGCACTACGCGAGCCGCCGCCACAGGCAGCACCGAGCCAGAAGGGCTGCGGAAGCTGTCCGGCGTTGCGCTTAGATACGCATTTTGCCATATTAAGACCGCAAATTTGCAATTTTTTATCAAATTTGAGCCTTAACGCCCCGATTTTGTTGGTCTTAACAAAATCGCTCCATGTAGTGATTGCCATAGTATAATCCTTTCTACGGCTCAGATTTCAACCTTGCCGTTTTCATCGTACACGTCAAACCATTCTTCGCAGTATTCGTGCACACGCTCACGCAAGCTCTTGATGTACCTGAGAGACTTGCAGGTATATACCTTCATGCCCTGATACTTTCCATCAAGCCCGGTAAAAGTACCGCGATAAAAGCGCCCCATTCCTTTGGCTTTATAAATGGAACGAGGCTCGCCCATTTCTGTGTTTTTGAGATAATACATCTTGTTCCTCCTTTACTGCTTTTCCAGCGCCGCCTTTGCCCGGTCGAAGAAAAACTGGATCACGGCGCCGATGGTCTCATCGGTGATGGCCCAGCTGATAAGCCTGCCGTATTTGCTGGTACTCAGGGCGGCCCGGAGCATCTTGACGACCCACGCCTTGCGCTCTGCGCCGCGCTTTGTCCCCTGGATCTCCTGCTCTGCCCGCTCGATGAGATCCAGCACCAGCGGCTTTACGGCGGCACCGTAGCCCAGCCGGATGCATCCCAGGGCGTAAAAGACAAAGCCGCCCAGCATCAGCACTGCCGCCACCGGGGCGGGGATAAGGTCAAAAAGCTTAGTTGCCAGTGCTACCATGATTGGTCACTCCTTTTAACAGATAGTTGTCGATGTCGGTGCGGCTCTTCTGCATCCCCTCGCGGTTGTTGCCGGAGAGCTGGGCGTCCAGAAGGTTGCGCACCCCGTCGAGGGTCAGACGGCTCACCTCGTCGATTTCGTCGAAGCGGCGCAGATCGCGGGCAAGGGCTTGTGTGTGTTGGAGCTGGCCCTGCTCCAAGGCGCCGATGCGCTTGTCCAGCTCATCCAGACGCTTGTTCTGCGCGTTGTCCGGCTCCTGTGCCTTTTTGATGTACTTGTGGATGATTTCCAGCACCTTGTCGATGGTGATGGCTGCAGCACACAGGCTGCCCAGGATGCCCAGCACCCACAGCAAAGCTTCTTTTTCGGTCATTTGCCCTCCCGGAGACGGGTCAGACCCTTCTTTCTGATGATACGGGGGTAGTTGAGGGTAGTGACGTTGAGGTCCACGTTGCCCGTGATGCCCGGCACGCTGCCCTTGCTGGTGTGTTGGTGGGCGTTGTAGTTAAACGTCACGTTGGGCGTCTTGCCGGTGTAGTCGGCAAGCCAGATGTCCCACCGAGAGGACAGGCGAGCCATGTCCAGCTCGTACTTGTAACCGGTGTAGGTGTACAGCTGGGCGTAAAAGCCCATTTTCTCCACCTGTTCCAGCGCATAGGCGGTGAGGTTGGTGAGGTCGAGGGTGCTCATGGGCTTGAGCTTGTTTTCCTCCACGTCCACCGCCACCGGCAGGGTCAGCTCCTTGCCGTACACCGCCTGCCGCAGCAGGGCAAGCTCTGCATCGGCCATCGCCTCGCTGGTGGCGTAGGTGTAGTAGTAGACGCCCACGTCCAGCCCGGCAGCCCGGGCGTTGCGGTAGTTGGTCTCAAAGGTGGGGTCGATATACAGGCCGTCTGCCCGCTTGGAGAGCTTGCGGTTGGTGCTCACCGCCTTGAGCATCGCTCCCTTGTAGCCCGCCGCTGCCACCTGCGCCCAGTCGATATGGCCCTGATACCGGCTCACGTCGATGTATCGGTATGGCGGGCCGCCCTCCCATCCGGTGACAGCCTCTGCCTTGGGAACCTGGGGCGCAGGCTCAGGTTCGCCGGTGTCCTGCTCGTCCCCCGGGCCAAAGATGGCCCGCACCAGCTTTTCCAGCAGCTCCAGCAGCTTACCCATCGTAGTCCTCCCCCGTGATCTCTTTGTACTGCTCTGCGGTGATCTCGCCCTCGGCCACCCGCTTGGCCAGCTCCGCTTTGACTCCGGCATGGCGGCGTGCGGGCATCTCTGCCCACGTCTTTGTACCGGCGATGAGCCGGTTCGCCCAGATCTTGTCCATTTTGATGTCCTCCTTATTTGTTGACGGCGGCATCCAGCTCGCAAAGCGAGTCCTCGATAGCCGCCAGCCGCCTCTCTGATGTCGTATCCTGCTCGCACAGGGAGTCCTCAATCTCCGCCACGAGGCCGGGCAGCTCCCTGAGCTTCTGCTCCTCTGCCAGCTTCCTGTGGAGCTCTTTCAGGCTCTTATCCATCTTGCAAAGACTCATCCGATGACACCTCCGATCATGGTGATATTGCCGCCGACGCCGGAAGCTCCCCGGGTGATCGTCACCTTGTAGTTAAAGGCCGCTCCCTTGGCGGCGGTCTTGTTGGCAAAGGCGTGGTGTACGAAGGCCCGGCCCTCGACGTGCTGGATGTCGGTGCAGTTCTCCCACACCGGGGCATCGTCCCGTGCGTTATTGGTCATCTCCACGGTCAGTCTCATGTCTGCCGGGAAACTGCCCTCCAGCGTCAGCGCGGCCACGGTGATGGTGTCGTCCGCCGTCAGCGGCTGGGCCAGCGAGAGGACGGCGCTTGTCACATTTTTGGTAAAGGTAGCGGTCCACTCTGTCGTGGTCTTTCCGTCGTCCGCTTTCAGCACCAATGTGTTCTCCCCGTTGAGGATCTGCTGGAACAGGGCTTTCTCGCTCAGGCACTGTACCGTGAGTTCGGTGCCGGTAGCCACGTTCTCGCGGACGGCCAGCGCCACGCCGTTCACCTTTTCGGTGATGGTCATGGGGTCTCCGTCGCCGTCGGTCACGGTGTAGGCCAGAGTAAACGGCTCGTTCTTCTCGCCCAGCGCCACGCCGCTCTCGCCTGCATCGGAAGTCACTTCCGGCGGCTGGTTTTCCGTGGCGAAGCCGTCCTTGTCGATGTACAGCGTCTCCGGCAGGGTGAAACAGGGAAGGTAGCCGTAAGAACTGCCGGGAGTTCCTTCGGCAGTCGAAAGACTGGAGCCACTTGCACCGGATATGTATTGGCTGTTGGCATAGTAGTATTTCGGAAAGCCTGTCGAGTTAGTACCCGTAAGGACCCTAGATGGACTTCTCGTCCAAATACCGCTTCCGTAGCGGGTTTGAATGCTGGCGATCCTGCTGATTGCGGCTGAGGAAAGCGCAGAGCCATCGGCGAAGGCCCTTAGCGCGACTTCTGCTGTCGAAAGGGGAAAAAAGCTTGATTCGTATGTTTTACTATCAATTTTTGCGTTGCCAGTCGGATTGCCGCTCTGCGTATAAGTCATATAAACATATTGACCGATATATTTTGTCATACCAATCAATTTTCGTACTTCGCCGGAAAACTTATTCACATAGGTATTTTTGTACCAGGCGTCTTCATTATTGCTATCGACTCTGTAATCCTCTTTTGCGGACGTAGTATGTGTTCCACTCCCCGCCGGACTCTCTCTACAAAACAGTGTCCGTCCCTTGCCGTTCAGCCTCGACTCGTAGTTGTGGGCCAGCACGTAAAACTTGACTTTGGTGCTGCCTTCCATCAGGTATACAAAGCCATCACCAATGGCTAAGTCTTTGATCTGCATATTTCTGATCCTCCTTCCTTCAAAACTCCACCCTCGACGCCTTCTTGTTCCACACCCCCGTCAGCTCCACGCCGTCAAGCGTATCAAAGGCCGAAACAAAACTGATGCCGTTTACGCCTGTGCCATGCACCATCTCCAGCAGCTTGATGCGCACGCCGGTGGCCGCCGCGTCCGCCGCCGCGCCGGAGACGGTGAGGGTCTTGTCGGTCTCGATTTTGATAGCGTTGATGCGGTCGCCCACGGCTTTGGCGTCTGCGGGAGCGCCCTTGACGGTCAGGGTGGGGTCGGTGGTGACGCGGCCCTCGGTCTCCTTGGCAAACTGCTCTGCCCGCTTGGCGGACTCCGCAGCGGCAGCCTTGGAGCTTTCGGCGGCCTCGGCCTGCTGCGTGGCAGTCTCGGCCCGCTGCGTGGCAATGCCCGCCTGCTGCTCTGCGGTCCGGGCCGAGGCAGCGGCGGCTTCCTTGGACTCGGCGGCAGTTCCAGCGCTGGCTGCGGCTTCCTCTGCCTTTTGGGTGGCGGTGGAGGCAAATCCCTCCACATACTCAAGGCTCTCAGCCATAGCCTCCCGCACCTCGACGCCACGCTTTGCCGTGCGGACGTCGTTGATGTTTTCTTCGAAAGTTTTGTTCACAGGCTCTTTACCTCCGTGGGCTCGTCATAGATGACGTCCTCATCAAAATAAAAATCGTCCCACAGCCAGTCTGCGCCCGCGTAGGCGGTGGCATTGTACTTGTAGGGGTTGCAGGTGCCGGTGATGGAAAATGTGCCGGTATGCCGGTCTCTGCTCTGGGGTGACACTATCCACAGACCCATCCAGAAGTTGGCCGGGTCTTCGTCCAGTACGCAGCGCAGCCACTGCCCCTGCAAGGCGTTTTCGAGGGCGCTCTGCACCTTGCGGCGCTCATCCGGCGGAGCCTTACATTTGAGGTCAAGCCGGATGGTGCGCTGGAGGTAGTGTACTTTGCCGTCCACAGCCCGGGTGAGGTCGAGCAGGAAATCGCCGCCCGGCACCTGCACAAGCTTTTTGTCCGGCTCTGCGTTGGAGATGAGCGGGCTGCCAACCAACAGATAAAGGCCGAGGTCATTCAAGGTGTGCAGAGAGCCGATTTTTGCCCCCATGAGCTTACCCATAAAAATCACGCTCCTTTACATAAAGCCCTGCAGCGCCTCCGGGCGGCAGGCCGTATCATCCTGCACCCATGCGCCTGCCGCCGTCTGTCGGTATCCGCTGCCAAAGGTCACGCCGCTTTTGGACGCCGTGACGTCCCGCCGCTGGGCCAGAGCGCCGGGGAAGAGGATGGAGTAGGTCTTGCCGTTTACCGGCAGCACCGCAAAGGCCCGGCCCCTGCCCCCGGCGGCAGCCCACGCTGCGGCGTCGCCGTCGTAGGTGAGCAGCACCGCCGCATAGCCGGAGAGGTCTATGCTCGTGGTCTGGGCCGCAAAGGTGGAGCCCGACCAGCTTTGCAGTTCGGTGCCGTTTTTCACGCCGGAGAAGGTCAGGCCGTCCGTCCCGAAATGGATGTTGGCCGTGATGCTGGCATGGCCGACGGTCATGCCGGAGGCGGGGGCGTAGTCGATGAAATCGCTGGCCGTCTTGCCCGCCTGCGTGGTGTCTATCTGCGTTGTACCTGCATACCGGCTGGTGGATGCCGTCTTTTCGGAGAGCTCGTTGGTCACGCCCAGATTTGCCACGGCCCGGTCGGTGAGGGTGCGCCGGGTCATGCCAAAGGTGTACTCCTTCTTCTCCGGGTGGTCGAGCGGCTCCACCAGCTTGGTGCAGAGCATGATCACGTCGATGCTGTGGGGCTTGCTGATGATATGAGCAAAGCTGGCAAAGGTCAGCCGCTCGGTATCATAGCCCGCGTCCACAAGGTCAACGGCCTTGACCTCATAGCTCATGGTCATGAGGTCGTTTTTTTCCAGGTCCTGCACCGCGGCGGCAAAGGTGGCGTCGCTGCTGTCCGTGTCAAACTCCCTGATTTTGGAGACCACGCCAAACTTTTTCACGGCTTCGTCGTTCTGTATCCACCCGTATTCCCGATTCCAGCTGTAGCCTTTTTTCGGGAGGTACTTGTCCACGGCGCTCTGACTCGTGCCGTTGATGCCGTAGCGCTCTTCGTGGGTGCCGGTCGTCACGGTAGTCGAGCCCCACTTGAACCAGAGAAATTTGTACTTCCATTGGGTCTTGGTCTCCTCGACAGTGTGCTTGTTGCCCATCGGGGAGATGCGGGTAAGAAGGCCGTTTGTGTCGGTCTTTTCGTTGAAATCCAGCAGATTCACGCCATATTCGATGTTCTGGGCGGTCTGCCGGTCAGCCTCGTATGCCTGGTCGCAGTAGTTGAGCACGTTCATGCCGGTGGTAGAGTTATAGGTGCAGTAAGCGTAGCCGCCGTAGGTCTTGAGCACCATTTTGCTGATGATGTCCCATGTGCTGCCGTAGTCCTCGCCCACGCCGTACTGGTTGCGGTCGCCGTAACTCACCACAAGGTCGCCGAGGGCGGCGGTCACCCTGCCCAGCTCAAACTTTTTCATCTTGTCGTAGTCGGTCTGTTCCTCGTAACCGTCGCCGCCGGAGATCTGGGAGTTGTGGGCTTTGATGAGGTATTCCAAAAAATCCCTCAGCTTGCCCTCGTAGTTAAAGGGGGTAATGCAGCTGTCGTTGAAATAGCTGAGAGCCCCCTCGCAGTAGATGACTCGGCGGTTGAACCAGTCGGCTTCGTGGCTGAGCACCCGTCCCCGCCATATCTCCTTGCCGTCCTGATGCACAGCCACAGCGGTGGACATCTTTTGCATGGATTCGTAGCAGGGGTGGGTGCGCAGCATGGTAAAAGTAAGGCTGCCGCCCTTGCTCACCTCGCGGGTAAGCTTGGGCGACAGCACCACAGCCTGTCGGTTGCCCGGCTGATAGACGGTCAGCTTGTTTTCGGGGTCACCGTAGGGATATGCAAAAATCTCGTACATCTCAGTTTCCCCTTTCTGCAAGCATCTGGATATGGCCCAGCTGGTCGTTCATGCCGGGGGCGAGAGCGCCCACAATGGTGCCGTCATCCAGCACGATCTGCTGATTTGCCACGTCGGGCAGATACTGCTCCACTACGGTGCTCAGTTTTGCAAGCTGAGCCTGTATCTCCGCCTGATACTTGGGGACGGAATTGTTGTTGGGGTTGTAGGTAAAGGGGTCGCTGCGGTAGTCGTAGCCCGCAAAAGCCCGCTCGTTGCCGTACCAGTAGGCGTCCTGAATGTCCAGATAGCTCATGGCGCCAGACGGGGCGCTTTCTGCTGCAGCAGACGAAGACGAGGACTTTTTGCCAAACTTTTTGCCGAAAAAGTAGCTGATCCAGCCGATGGGGCCGGTGGCAGCCAGAAGCGCGCCGGAGAGAAGCTTGCTTCCCAGAGAGCGCTCTTCGCCAGAATCCTCGCGGGCGCGGGCATTCTGGCCCATTTTGAAGCCTACAACGCCATTCGCGATGATAGCCAGCACGGCCAAGCACTCCGGGAAAAAGGAGGCCGCTCCGCCCGCTGCGGACGCAATGGCCTGCCCAGCACCGGCTTCACCGGCAGCCGCCGCAGCCTTCGTACCGCCGCCGAACAGCTTGAGGATGCTGCTGACGATGCCGCCGGAGCCTCCGGTGCCGGAAAGGCCCTTCATGGCGGCGGCAAAGCTCTGCACTTCTTTGGTGGAGCCGTTGACCGCCGGGGTGATGCCGTTGCTGAAGAGGTCTGCAATGCTCTGCAGCGCCCCCTGAATGCCGCCCTGCGCGTAGTGCTCATTGATGGCAGTCATTGCATCGTCTGCCCATTTCAGGATGGCGTTTCGCTGCTCTTGCGTCACCTGCCCGAAAATGACCTTTACCACATCCCCGGCGATGGCCTTGCCGTCTTTGTTCTTGATGTCGGTAAAGAGGGACTTCACCAGCCCGAAAATACCCTTGTCAGACTGCCCCTGAATCTCGGAGATGTACTTTTCGGTGCGGGAAAGCGCAGCCTGGATGCTTTTTTCAGCCTCTTCGGTGTCGGTCTTGGTGTTCTGGAGCACACCGTCGATATAGGTGTTGATGGTCTTGGTAGTCCGGGCCACTCCATCGACGATGTTTTCTTCGGTAATGGTCTCGGTCTTTTCGATGTGCTCGCTGCCGTCGGCGTATTTTTTGGTGACCTCCTGGATCGCCGTGGTCACGCCGCCCTCTACCTTGCTTGCGGTGCGGGTCAGGGTGGCCGCCAGCGTTTTCGACATATCGTCGTATGTCTTTGTGGTTTTGGTCACCACGCCGTTGACCTTGGTCTCCACCTGTTTATAGGTGGTCTCGATGCCATCGACCATCTCCTTGCCGGTCGTGGTGGTGGTCTCGGTGATGCGGTCTTTGATGCTGCCCGCGCTGTCCTTGACCTTTTCGGTGAGAGTCTGGATGCTGGTGGTCACGGTGCCGAGGGCGTTCTGAGCGGTAGTCGTAGCCGTTCTGGAGATGGACGAAATGACCGTCTCGGTGGTGGACTTTGAGCCAGGCTTGCCGCCGGAAGAGCTCCCACCGCTGCCGCCAGTGGGGATTGAGCTGCCGCCGGAGCCAGCGGCAGCAGCAAGCTCAGCCTGCCGCTCAGACCAGCTCTTGTTGCTGATGCCAACGCCATTTAGCGCTGCCTGCCTGCGGCGGTCGCGGGAGTTCTGCTGGTCCGTCGATACGCGGTATTCCTCGTAGCTGTCATAATCAGCGTAGGCGTTTTTGCCAAGGGCCTTGTTTAGGGCGTAACTTGCTCTATCCAGAGCGCTTACAGCCGCAGAACCCAGCCTGCCAAAACTGCTGATGATGGTGCTGATCGGGTTGTCCAGACCGAGAATCGCTTCGCCGAGACCTTTCCACCCATCCTTTTTGTAAGCGTCCTGCGCAGCCACCACCATATCGTTCAGGTTGCCGATGACCACGCCGATTCCGCTGCTCAGATCACTCGTCATAAGACCCGCCAGCTGGCTCACGTTATCCTTCAACGTGGATACCCGGCCATTCATGGTCTGGCTTTGGGTGTCCATGGCGTTGTAGTATCGTCCGCCCTCTTCGCTGGCCGCGATAAGGGCCTGCGACAGCAAATCATAGCTGATGGTCATCTTCTGGACTTCCTGCACCGATTTTCCGGTGTAGTCGGCTAAAACCTGATAGATATTGATGCCCGCATAGGCAAACTGCTTGATGTCGATAGCGGACGCCTTGCCCACGTTGGCGATCTGCTGCAAGTTTGCTGACATGCGGGACAGTTCTGCATTGCCGCCGCCTGTAGCCGAAACAGCGTCGCCCAGCGCCATGATGACCTTGCGGGAGTATCCCGCGTTTTCACCGGCGCTGATGAGCAGCTGGTTGGCCTGTGTCAGGCTCGCCACATCAAATGGGGTGCGGGCGGCGTCCTCCTGAATGGCGTCCATGGCCGCTTTGGCCGCCTCAGCGCTGCCCAGCATGTTGGTAAAGCCGGTGGTGTAGCTTTCCAGCTGGGCGTTATACCGGATGCCAGTCTGGATAAAATCCTCTGCCGCAGACAAGGCCATGGAGCTTACTTTGGAGATGGCCCCGGTAAGCAGGTTGGCTTTTGTGATGGCTCCGGTGAGAGAGCCGCTGGCGGTCTCAGATGAACCGCCAAACTCCGTCATGCCGATGTTCGCTGATTTCAGGGCCGAGGTGGTCTCTTTCAGCTCAGCCCGGGCAGAGGCCAGAGCAGCTTTCAGCTCCTTTGTCTGCGCAGAGGTGCGCCCGGTCTTTTCAGCCGATTCGTTGTACCGCTTTGTCAGTTCGGCGACTTTCTGCGCCGCTTTGCTGTACTCGGAGCCCAACTCCGTGACAGCCCTTTTGGTGCTGTTCTGCACGTTTTGGATGCTCTGCCGGTAAGCGGAATCATCCAGCGACAGAGTCGCCTCCAGATTAAAGATATTCAGGGCGTTTCACCTCCTCCGCACAGCTCCGCCAGGGCCTTTGCGTTTTCGGCGGTAATCTGCTCCGCCGTGCGGGTGTCTTCCTTGGTGTGCAGCAGGGGGAAATGCCTGAATGCAAGCCCGGAGTAAAGGGGCTGGATGCCGAGATACTGCCCGATGGCGTCAGCCACATAGTCCCGGAAAAGCTGTGCCTCCTGATGCCTTCGCACCTCGGCGCGGATATGCTCCATGATGTACGGCTTGCCCAGCAGCCGGAGCATATCCAGCCGGATGGTGGACGCCAACCGCCGGTAGCCGTCCGCGCCGATCACATCAAGGACTGAAAAAAATCCATGAAATCCACGTCCCGGAGCGCCCGGCTCATGGCAGAGGCCAGCACCCGGGTGGGAGGCTGCTCCTCGTCCTTGTCCAGCACCACGAACAGGGGCAGGATGCCGAGGGTGAGGTCTGCCTTGTCCGTGTAAAGCAGCTTGGTCATGTCCACGGCGTTTTTGTTAGCCTGCGCCCGGCGCTTTTCCAGCCGCTCCGCGTCCGTCTCCGTGCCGGTCAGCTCCGGCTCGCGGCCCAGAATGTCCATCACGCCGGAGTCTGCCACGTACTTTTTATAAGCCTGCGCACACTCATAGGTGCGCTTGAGGTATTCTGTGCCGTCGAGATCGATGATATTGCGCATATGTCCTCCTTAGTCCCCGGTCGGGGCCTTGACGATCGAGTAAAATTCCATGGGGGCCTGAGTGGGGTTTTCCAGGTCAGCGTAGCCGGTGAGGGTGATCTGCATGGATCCGCCGCCGCGGTGAGCCGTCTTGAGGCTCAGGCCGCCGGAAGAAAGGGCGTTGAAGATTTTGCAAACCAGAAAGCCGCCGCCGATCATTGGGCCAACCCAGTACAGCTCCCTGTAGTCCTTCAGAGCTGCCTCGATGCGGGGGACCACATGGGTGGGGTCGTCCGCATCGATGTCAGCCGTGCCGATGGCCAGCTTGAGCACATCGGGGCTTGCGTTGGGGGTGGTAAAAGCGATGGTGGCGGTGGTTCCGGTGACCTCATTGCCCTGCTTGGTGTTGGTGGGCGCGTTGTCGATGTCAGCCAGCGTATCCTCCATGCTGTTGCTGTAGGAGATGGTCACGCCGCCCTGCGTGGCGCAAACAACATTGGTGCTGTCGATTTTGGGGGTGGAAAGGTCGAATGTGGAAAGCAGATTGCCGGAGCCTTTCGGGATGCTCTTGAACGCATCCGGGGTCAGCACATTGACCGCGAACTTTTTTGCCAGAGTTTCAGGCATAAAGGATCCTTTCTCACGGGATAAGCCGTGTAAGCTCAAAATTGAGGTATTCGCACAGATACCCTTCAGGCGTGTTGTTGAGTGGCTGTGCCCAATCTTTATCGTCTTTGTCCAAAAGAATAGCGCCGCCATCGCACTCGATTTTTAAGCCGCCTCTTGGGAAAGCTGCGCCGATCGTATCTTCTGTTTGCAGAATGGGGGCTCTGCCGCCCTTGCTGGGGTACCACAGCCGGGCGTGGAAGGATGCCGACTCGTTCCACCCGCCGGGGATGGTGGGCTTGTAGGTCAGATACGGCAGTTCTGCGCCGGGAGGGATGTTATCTTCCAGATAGCCCGGGATGCCAAAGCCGTTAAAAAACGTGTTCAGCGCCCGGTTGATGCTCTCAGACGGTCCCATTACGGCAGCACCGCCTTTTTGCACTTCACAGCCCGCAGGCCCATGCAGGATTCTGCCGGGGCGCTGCCCTCATCGGCTGCGCTCGTCACCTGAAATGTCTGCCCGTCGCTCACCCGCTTGATGTAGTCCGGGAAAGCCAGCGGCACACCGGTGTTGACCAGCAGCGTATAGGTGGACGCTGTAGCCGCCTGCTCTGCAACCTGAGCTTCCACGGTGGTATCGTGGCGCTCCACGGCCTCAAACTCGGGGCCGTCCTGCCAGCCGGACACAAAGCCGCCGACGCCGTCCGGCTCATAGCTGCGGGTCTGAAAACGGTATTTTTTGGTGAAGCTCTGCATCACGGTGGATGCAGTGAACGAATTGACCATGTCACATCTTCCTCCACTGGTTGATCTCGGATTTATAACGGGTTTTGCCGTCGGCGGGCAGGCCGTCCGTGCCTGTAGCCATCGTGCCAGACCAGCCGCCGAAGGACTGGGACACATACACGCCGCCGGATGGCAGCGCCTTGTCGTATGCGTCGATTTTTTGGGCCAGTGCCGCAAAAGCGGGCGGCACGCGCATGGGCTGCACCGTGCCGTTAAAGGTCTCCGCTACCAAATCACCGTCCCCGGCCTTGTGCACGCCATCATTTAAGATGGACCCGCACACGAGGAAATACTGCCCCGGGACTACCCCGGCGGGAACGGTATCCGGCTCAAAGACAAACTCCCCGGCAATGGGGTCGTCTGTCCGGTCAAAGAAATTGTGCGTCAGTGCGCACAGCTCAGGGACAGTCATGCAAAGTCACCCCCTTGCAGGTCAGACCGATTCACCCGGGGTAATGGTCTGGACAGAGATGCCGTCCAGGTACTCAGCGAACAGGGTCATGCCCATGACGGCGAAGCTCTCAGAGACCGCGGTGTGGTAGTTGCCCTGAGTATGGAAGCCGATGAGGTTGCTTGCCTCGCCCGCAGTGGTGTAGACCAGACCGGCCTTGGAAAAGTCGCTGTCGGCGGGGTCAACATAGTACAGGACGATGTTGTCCACCGGGGTTGCGATGACCTTTCCACGCGCGATTTCGCCGCTGGAAAGCAGGAAGATGGTGTTGTATCCCATGAAGTCCTTGATGTACTGGAAGCCGAACTGGTTCTGGACAGTGATGTTGGCCGCGCCCAGGTACTCGTACACATCCAGAATGTTGGCAAAGCCCACGACGCCGGTGACGGTGCGGTGCATGTTCTTGAACTTGTCCTCAACGCTGCCCTTGGCCATCGCCAGAGCCATCTGGAAGGTCTTGGGGGTGCCTTTCAGAGTGCCGGTGTTCAGGTACTTGTAGAAGCGGTCGGTGACGTTCGCGGTCAGCTGGTACAGAAACTCGTCATCGGTCTTCTGAACGGCGACATCGTAGCCGTACTTCTTGATGGCTTCCAGAGAGACGGCTTTGGCGAACTTTTCAACAGTAATGTCAGCATAGGTCTTTTCTTTGACGGTGAACTTGCTGTAGGGGATCTCCTCGCCCTCAGCAACAGTGCCGCTCTGAAGCGTACCCTCGGCGTACTTGCTCTTGAGGGTAGTGCCGGGCTGCATACGAATGGGGCGCATGATGCCCATGATGTCGCGCAGATGCTGCCAGTTGCGCTGGAAACGGGTGACGAAGTCAATTTCCCGGGGGTTGACGGTAATGTCGGTAGTTACGATAAGGTTTTCTTTTGCTGCCATGTGTTATTCCTTTCCGCCGCCCGTAAAAAGGTCGGCATTTGCAGCAATCGCGGCCTGGCGTTCGCCAGCGTCCTTGATTGCAAAAATTTGGTCTTTGGTCATTTTGGAGCCGGTGTTGGTAGGCGGGTTGTCCACCTTTGCGCCGGTGGTCGTGGTTGTAGCCACAAAGTCGCCCCACACGTCTTTCTGGCTGTCCATGAACTTCTTTGCGTCCTTGACCTTGCCGTTCTCGTCCAGCTCCAAAGCGTCGATGTCCGCGCCGGTCATTTTTACAACGCGGTCAAAGTGCTTTTCCAGCACGCCATTGTCCTTCAGCAACTGCTTGTATGCCGCTGCTTTCGTGGCCCGGGTGTCCTTCTGGGTCTGCTGGGCCTTGTAGTCGGTCAGCGCCTTTTCAGCGGCCTGCTTGTCGCCATTGGCTGCGTCCCGGTCTTTCTCGGCCTGTGTGCGGGCTGTTTTTTCTGCATCCAGCTGGTCCTTGAGTTCGTCTGTCTCCTTGTGCAGGGCGTCCAGAATGGCCTTGGCCTTGTCATCGTTGGAGGTTTCGGGGTTCTCCAGAATCGTGCGGATGTCAGCTCTTTTGAGTGCCATGTGATAGTCCTTTCTGCCCTTGCTCGGGCTGCCATGCTTGGCAATAAGGTTTATTTGCCGGACGTGCTGCCGGTGTGGTGCCGCCTGTGGGGCTTGAACCCACGGCCCCCGGATTACAAATCCGGTGCTCTGCCAGACTGAGCTAAAGCGGCATAAAAAAGCGGCTGACGCTGTGCGCCAACCGCTGAGTATTTAGTTTTAGAGCGAAAATTCACAGTCTGTGTCTGTCGGATAGTCCTGCGCTTCGGACGGAACATAGACCAAAACAGAAATTTTGGCTTTACCCTCGCCGTATGCGTTATCACACATCTCCTGAAGCGCCTTGCGTGCCTGAACACCAGCAGCAAACAGCTCTTCAACTTTTGCAGCCTTGGGCCTGTTCTTTTTCTTCACCTCAAGCATCTGCATTTTGAGTTTTTCAATTTTTTCGGCAGACTTATGATAAAGCCTTTCTGCGTTTGCCTGCATTTTCACAGCAGCTTCAAGCTGCGCGCTCAAACTTTCAAGCTTTGTCATCCTTATACCTCCTTGTTTCCTTCTTCCACCGCGATTTCTCGCAGCTCATCAATGTGCTCCTCCACCGCCGGGCGGAGGAACGGGCGTGGGGCCATGCCCCGGGTAAAGTGCCACTTGCCGTTGAAGTCCTTCCAGACCCACGGCGTT